GTCGACCCCGTGTTACTAAGCATGAGATTGATGTCTTCGCAAATGCGGAGCTTCAGTCCCATGGTAACATCTGGTCGAAGGTTACACATATTCGACATGATCATTCAAGCCACTATTGTTGGCGTGTCGTACCGATCCTTGAACCATTGAAGGTTCGTGTGATAACGAAAGGACCGGAATTTGCCCAGTGGTTTTGCCACGGTATCCAGAAGTCCATACACGACCATCTTCGAGGGCAGGCTGTGTTTCGCGCACTTGATCATCCCATAACAGAATCTGATGTTGATCTGTTCTTGTCTGGTGTTCAGAACATCCAGGGGACGGACGTGAAATTCGTCTCGGGTGACTACAGTGCGGCTACAGACAACCTGAATGTCAACGTGACTGCAGCGATTGTTGAGTACATATGTGAACGTATATACTCACGTAGCGGTCGGATGCAAGGTCTCGCATTCCTCATTCGCCAGATCATAACATCATTGATGACTGACGATTCTTTGTTACTCTATGAGGACGGAAATCCGGGCAATTTGCCGAAGTCCGCAGAACCGTTATTGATTGACGCTATCAAGCGTTCAAATCGCTATTCCATTCGACGCAATGGCCAACTGATGGGATGCATTTTATCTTTCCCGATACTGTGCATCGCCAATTATGCTAGCCATTTGCTTTATGAGGCGCGTCGAGTTGGCAGAGTTGACAACCCTGCATTCCAGCATGCTGCAAAAAATGCCTGTCATGATTAACGGTGATGATATTCTCTTTGCCGTTCGTTCTGATCATGACTATGAATTGTGGTCCGAGACCATAACACAGTTTGGCTTTTGCAAGTCTGTCGGGAAGAACTATGTTTGTCACGATGCACTGATGATCAATTCTCAGTTATATCACGTGACACGAGGTCATCCGTTCGCGCTAACCTCGCACTATTTGCCCTACTATAACACCGGTCTTTTGACTGGTCAGTCAAAGGTTTGTGGTCGCCTCGAAGGGCGGACCAGACCTGTTGCTTCAATCCTCAATGAGGTTCTTGAAGGAGCCGCCATCCCGGCGACTGCCTTCCGACGCTATGTCTTCTATAATAGAGACAGCGTGAAGCAGGCGACGACCAATGGGCTTTTCAACCTATTTCTCGATCGTCATGTTGGTGGGCTCGGAGTTGATTCCCGAGGTATCGAGTATAAGGTGACTAGGTTCCAGTCACATCTCGGTACGCAAATACTTTCCGTTCTTGCTGGAGGTGTGCCTTGGTCTCTGGCACATCGATTATTGGGCACTGAGGAGAAGACAGTTGGCTTTTCAGCCAGTCATCCTCTTGTGTATGGACTGCGACCGAGTCATGTATTGTACGCGGTTGTACCTTGTCAGCCTGTGGCTGACCGGGAGCGTGATGAAGAGTTTAAGACACACATTCTATCATACCATTATGGTTTTGTTGAACGTGTGCCTCGAACCCTGTCCGCTCTTCAGTGTCTTAAGGCATTCATGCGTGACGCTGGACTACAGAGTTTAGTTCCAAAGATCAAAAGATCTCTGCCACTACATCTGCTCCAGTCATCGTACACGATGATGCCTCTGAGACAATGGGGTCACATGCCTAACTTCCCAAAACCTCGGCAATTGCCATATGAGGTGCTAAGTTGTTATTTGGCGAATGTTTCGTCAGATGGCAACGGAATGCCAAACGACTGCACGGGAGGGCCCCGGTAGCATGTGATGTACAGTCTCCGCGTTGTCACGGGTATCCCATACATGACAGGAAAAAGGAAGCAACGATCGAAACAAAGGAGAGTTTCGTTTGGACCTTCACGGCGAACTAATCAACGACGCACTCGTGGTCAGATGACCAGTGCGCCAGCTGCCTACCGCGGTCTTGTACCGAGTAACCAGTACATGATGGCAAACTGCGTAGACCCTGTCCTTGGACAAGGTGTCCGCATTTCTGCCTCAAATACTGTTATCGGCATCAAGCACTGGAGTGGGTATCTGTATTGCCTTGCCGGTGCTGGGTACTGGTACGTTGGTATCTCACCGGATGTGCTGTCCAATGGTATAGCACAAATGGCCAAAAACTTCCAATACTATCGTTTCACACGATTGGTATTCAAATATGCACCATCTTGTCCTACCACCACATCTCGCACGTTGCGTTTTGCATATGTGCCTGATGGAGGATTCGCTGCTATTGAGACACAGCCCACCTTCGCAGCCGCCGCCGACTTTGAATTCAATTGGTCGACGTCGTCCTGGTCCCCTTCTACGTATACGATTGCCCGTGTTCCGCGCGGTGTTCCGGCTTACTTTAACCGGACCGGCGATGCGGCAGCAGGGCTTCGTGAAACGCAACAGGGCATTTTGATTGGTCTGATCGATGCCGACCCTGGCGCCAATTTGGACGTCGGATCATTGGTACTCGACTTCACCATTGAGATGTTTGCGAAGACGACTAATCTGAATTTCACGATCAGTCGTAAGGAGCATGAGCTCTTTGAACAGTGGAAACGGGGTATAGGTGTTGACCCAAATGGCGCAGCGGCCGCTTCTGCGGCCAGTTGCGTGGGCCCAACTTATCCTATGACTACTCCAGATTCCACTGGGGCGTGTCCACAAGTTTGTGGACCTACAGCTATGGTGGCACAGCCGTCACCGGACACTCGGATGCCCTTTCAGGGTATGCCGTGTCCAGCGCAACCAGCAGCCACCCAGCAGCGTCGAATCTAGTCCTCTTCTCGAAGGTGCATCGGAAGTATTGTCTTTGGCTTCTTGGAGCGACGATGTCACGGATGTCGGGGGGGTTTGAGCAACTTGAGACCTCATACGGTACGTCCATTGCAACGTTTTGTTACAATGTTTCATTGGCGTACGAGAGATGGGGCGACTTCTCTGGTACGGGCCTAGTTGGCTCTGTCGGTTTCTATAGATGGCTTCGTGGAATTTCACGATCCTGCCCGTTACTATTGACGGACCCACCATTTTCAAAATGGGACAAGATGGGAGCTTTTTCCGTCTTGAACGTCTTTACGTTCCTTTTGTACTATGAGGATCGTATGTATCGGGATTTCGAAGTGTTGGGAGGTTACGGAGGTTTCGATTATACCACAATTGTGGAGTTAGCAAGTGAGCAGTTGGTACACGTAACACATTTGTTTGCGTATTCCGATGGCTCATGGACCGTTCCGGTGTTTACAACATCTGGGGGTCTGCTAACTATCGCTCTCCGTTCCGATTCCTACACGGATGCGATTGCATCAGGGAAGAGATTTCCTGCATGGCTCGCAGCCGGGACCTTATTGTATACCGACGAGCTCGTTGGAGCCTTAGATCAGTCCTCGACATTTCAGATTACTGACCCAACTTCAGGGCAATTTTCTTGTTCGATTTGTAGTTCGCCATGTATCGTTTCAGTGTGAGCACTCAGCTTTCTGGGTACATGATTTCTCCTACGGGTCTATCCACACCTGCCACAGACACTGGTTGTGTTATGACGGGCGTCCCCTTCGGGGTCTACACTTGGTAGGGAAGATCAGGAGTCCTGGGCACTTGGCGCATTGTCGCTTAGCTGCTTTCGTACGGATGAATGGTCTTTCGGGCGTCTGATACACTTCAAAGTCCTGTGGGTGGTATGTATGGGTGGAACCCAAACTATCATGAAGCCACTTGGACTAGTGG